TGCCTATGTTGGTGAGCTTGCAGAAAACATATATTATAAAGAACTTGCTATTCAATCAGCTATCAATTTAATTGCAAATGTAGTTTCTAGAAGTGAATTTCAAACTTTTGAGCAGGGAAAGCAGACAAAAAAGGATAACTACTATCTTTTCAATGTCGAGCCAAACCCTAATAAATCATCTTCAAAGTTTTGGCGTGATGTAATAAGCAAACTTATACACGATAATCAATGCTTGATAATCCAGCAGGGTGGTTATCTATATGCAGCTGATAGTTTTAGCGTCAAAAAATTTGCTTTCAAAGAATATGTCTATGACAACATTGTAATTGATAATTATAAGCTTAACAGTTCTTATATAGAATCACAGGTTTTTCACCTGGAGCTGCATAATGAAAAAATCAGAAATGTAATTGAAAACTTGAGCAAAGATTATTCTAAGTTAGTTGAAATTAGCCAGCAAAATTATAAACGGAATAATTCCAGAAGAGGAAAGTTAAAAATTGATGCTAAATATTCGCAGACTGAAAAAGGACAGAAACAATTAGAGGATCTCTTCCAAAATAAATTTAAACGCTTTTTTGAAGCCGAAAATGGAGCTGTGCTCCCACTTCCTGACGGCTTAGATTTTGAAGAATTATCAAGTAACATTGGCACAAAAGGAGGGGCTGATAACAATTCCATTAGGTCTTTTGTTGACGATATTTTTGATTTTGTTGCTATTGGCTTCCAAATTCCGCCTGTAATTTTGAAGGGACAGCTGGCAGATAACAAAAATGCATTCAATGATTTTATGACTTACTGTATCAATCCACTGGCTGAGCTGATAGAAGATGAAGTCAATCGCAAATATTATGGCAAAAAAGCTTATTTAGAAAACACTTACTTAAAAGTCGATACTACAAATATTAAAGCTGTTGATATTACAAATGTAGCGAATGCTCTTGATGTATTAACAAGGATAGGTGGCTATTCAATTGATGATACTTTAAAGAAATTAAATATGGAGCCACTTAATACTGAGTGGAGTAAGGCGCGCTGGATGACTAAAAATTACGAGAAAGTAGAAGATAGATATGAAGGTGGTGGATAATATGAAATTTTATTCATATTTAATTAATCTGAAGGGGGGTGACTTATTTGAATAAAAAAGAGTTACCCAAAGTTGAGACAAGGCTTGAAATTAAAAATGAAGTTGGAAATGGACCGGCTCAATTATTTATTTATGGCCGAATTAGACCAGCTTTACCCTGGGGTAACGAAGATGATGACACTCATATTTCAGCTAAAGCAGTAAGAAACAAACTTAACGAAGTTGCTGAAGATAAAGATTTAGAAGTTCATGTTAATTCACCAGGTGGTGAAGTATTTGAGTCAATAACAATTAGAAATCTTTTAGTCCAACACAAAGGCGATGTAAAAATTATTATTGATGGCTTAGCAGCTTCCGGCGCAAGTTTAATTGCTACAGCTGGAAAGGTAATCATGTTTGAAAACTCTATGCAAATGATACATAAAGCATGGGGCATGGCAATCGGAAATTCTGACGATATGGAAAAGATGGCCGAAGATTTAAAAAAAGTTGACGAGTCAGTTTTAGCCAGCTATATGAAAAAGTTTGTTGGAGAAAAAGAAGAATTAAAAGAATTAATTTCTGATGAAACTTGGTTGACTGCTGAAGAAGCCTTAACTTTTGGTCTTGCTGATGAAATTTGGGAAGATGCTGAAGAAGATGATGAAAATGGCGAAGGCGCTCAAAATAATACCAAAGAAAACTTGTTCATGAAGTACAGAAAACAAAACAATTCCAAGAAACCAGACAAAGAGTCTGGTCTTTTTAATGCTTTTAAAAAATCACAAGGAGATGCTAATTAATGAAAAACTTAGATTTAGACACTAAAAAGTTTAATGAAATTAAAGTTGAAATGAAAGAAGCAATCGAAAATGGAGAGAGTGAAGGGTTTGTTGCTGCCCAAGCTAAAATGGCAAAAGAGATTGAAGAAAGTATTTTGGAGGAAGCAAAAAATGCAACAAGCGAAATGATTAATTCTAATAATGATCAAGCGGTTATGACCCAGCGAGGACTTAATCCATTAACTGCCGAAGAAAAAGAATTTTACAACGAAGTTATAACTACTGGTGGATTTGAAGGTGCAGAAAAATTAATGCCCGCAACAATTTTTGACAGAGTTTTTGAAGACTTAAGGAAAGAACACCCTCTACTTTCAGAGATTGATTTCAAAAATACTACAGGTGTCACAGAGTGGATCACTAGAAAAGGTAGTATTGAAGCTGCTTGGTGGGGTAAATTAACAGATGCTATTGAGAAAAAGCTAGAAATGGCTTTCCAAAAAGAAGAAACAGGACTGTATAAGTTATCCGCTTATATACCAGTTGCTAAAGCTATGTTAGATTTAGGACCTCAATGGTTAGATAGATTTGTCAGAGAAGTAATGTTTGAGTCTATTGCTTTAGCTCTTGAAATGGCTATTGTTAATGGCGATGGAGATGGAAAACCAATTGGTATGAGTAGAGATTTAGAAGGCGCTGTGGTTGATGGTGTATATCCTAAGAAAACCGCTCAATCATTAACTGATTTAGAGCCAGCAACCTTAGGCCGAAAAGTTATGGCTCCACTAACTAAAGATGGTGCAAGAAATGTTTCGAGAGTAATTATTATTGCCAACCCTCTTGATTATTGGGAAAGACTTTTCGATAAATTAATCAGAAAAGATGCTGACAACAATCCAACTTATGATGTTGTAAACCTTCCTGCCAATGTAAAAATAGTTAAAACGGTAGCTGCAACAAAAGGTGAATTGTTAGTCGGAGACCCTAGAGATTATTTCATGGGTGTTGGTTCTACTCAAAAAATTGATTACTCTGATCACTATAAATTCTTAGAAGATGAGAGAACTTATATCACTAAGCAGTATGCAAACGGAAAACCAATTGACAATGATAGCTTCCTGTTATTCAATATTTCAAATATGAGTCCGGCAGTTAATACTGGCCTAGATAGCTTGTCACTTGGCAGTTTATCATTATCACCATCATTTGATGCAGCTACTACTGATTACACTGCAAGCACAACTGATGCTTCAAACAATATTGAGGCTGTTGCCGCTTCTGATGATGCAACAATTGCTATTGCTGTGGATGGAACTTCTCACGATAACGATACTGCTTATAGTTGGTCTTCTGGTGAAAATGTGGTTACTATTACAGTTACAAACGAAAGTGAAGCAAAAGTCTATACTGTAACTGTTACTAAATCATAATTAAAAACTAATTAAATAACATTAAGGGCTGGCAATTATGCTAGCCCTTTTTAATTGAGGTGGTTAAATGTTAGGAGAAATAAAAAGTTATCTTGATGTAACCTGGGATGATGAAGATGCAAAAATTCAAAATATGATAGATGCCGGCAAGAATAATTTAGAAACTTTAGCTGGTGGAACTTTAGATTTCACAGTTGAAGGTTTACCTAAATATCTTTTAAAAAATTATTGCAGGTACGATTACAACAATGCTTCTGAGTACTTTGAAGAAAACTTCCATCAGCAAATAATCAGATTGCAAATCGAAGATGGAATTAAAACTATCCCGGAAGATGATGCCTAATGATTAAATCTAAAAAAGACAAAATGAAAGATGTCCAGGTTAAAAGAAAACACAGATTGATGATCCAAGAAAAGACTATTACTCAAGATGAATATTTGAACGAAGTCGAAGAATGGGTCGATTGGTGGTCAGCAAAGGCAGAAAGGCTTGAATTATTCGGATCTGATTATTATGCAGCTAAACAGTTTGGTGAAGAAAAGACTATTAAGTGGAAGTTGAAATATGTTGCCAGTCGAGCTGAAGAAATCAATACTAATAAATTTAGAGTGATTAATATCAGAACTAATGAAGTATTTGATATCAAAGATACTGACTATCTTAATGATGATGGTCAATTCTTTATCTTGAAATGTAAAAAGTCGGGTGGTTTGGATGTCTAAAGAAACTAACCCTGGCGAATTAGGCGCAGAAATTGCAAAACAAATCGGGAACTATAATGATGATGTCAAAAAAGCGATTGAAAAAGAAACCCGGTCCACAGCTCGAAAGTTAAAAAATGAAATAAAAGATAACTCCCCAGTACTTACAGGAGATTATAAAGCTGGTTGGTCTTATTCAACAAGCAAAAAACATGGCAAAATAATTATAACAGTATATAACAAAGATAAGCCTTCCTTGACACATTTGCTCGAAAAAGGGCATGCAATCGCTGGAGGAAAAGGTAGAGTAAAA